AACTTATACAGGAAGACCTTTCCTTCGTTCTCAGGATGAGCAGGATCCTTGACAACGTAGATATTGGTGATGTAAGTCAAACGACGCTTGCGCTGACGTACGATTTCCTTATCCTTATCGTTGCCTGAGTTCCAGAGCTTGGAATTCATTTCAGATACAGGATCGGGCTGATTAAGAGTAGTGAGAGAGTTCTCGATATACCATCCGCCTGGACCCTGAAATCCATGATTCCAAAGACGAACCCATGGGAGTTCTTCGCCGACAGGAGCAGGGAGGAAACGGATAACGGCATAACCGTTACCGACCTTATCAACTTCAGGTTGCCAGAAACGTTCGTCTTCGTTTGAAGCAGTTTCCTTATTAGCAAGCTTGTTGATTTCTTTGGTCAAGCGCTCGAGAGAAGAAGTGCGCTGACGCTTTAGAGCAGAAAAAGATTCATTCATTGTATGTCTCCGTATTTGTTGTATGTGTGTATAACTTCTTATCCACGTTGATCATAATATAGTATTATATAGTCATTGTCAAGAAAGAAAAACGCTCTTCATGACTTTTTTTATCACTTCACGATCAACGCGAACAAAAGGCCTGTACTTAGATAGTTGACGATATACCTCAGGCCATATGATAGGATCGTCAATTAATGCATTCCACTTCTCGAGCATATCGCCAGTGAATACGTCGAACGCAATAATAGTTTCTGCCTTGATTTTCCCGCCCAGATACATTTTTAGTAGAGCAGGATGGGTATCAACGCAGGTCATGCACTGTTTCCAGTCGCCGTTGTCTTTTATATATTCTAGGTCTTGCTTGAGATGATATGAGAAAGTTTCCATACGACCTTTCCAAGCATTGTAAACTTTCTCAGACTCAGGACCAGACATTTCACCGACCCAACGAACGCCAGCTTGTGAAATGAAATTCGCTACAAAGAAATCAGTCAGCTCGTTATCATCGTACTTACGCTCGAGTTTGCGAAACAGAAACTGATCTTTGCGCTTTAGAAATGACTCATCAGATATCTTGCGAACCTTGCCGCCGTACTTGATGAAGTCGTAGTCGCTAGTGAAATGGAGCTTGAGTGCTTGGTATTTCTGGTAGGCTTTAACACCTTCTGTCATCAAATCGACCAACCTCGTCTTTTCATTTTTTCTACTCTAAAATTAGGTATTGGTTGGTTGTTAGGAACAATTTTCTTATTCATGATAGAGTCGTACGTTTCTTTTGTTATATGAAGCGTGTTATCATAAAATGTATAATATAATCTAGAATGCATCATGTCGGGATAATCAAGAAACTCTTCGATAGTTTTATATGAAGTCCTATGAATTTCGATAAGAGTTTGATATGGAATAGTTTTCTTATCGAGAGTAGAAAGAGCTTTGTTTATTTGATATTGTGTCATTTCTTGTGTATAGTAATTATCTAATACAAACAAATCAATATCGAAAGGAATTTCGTTCCAAAAAAGTGAAGCAAAACAACCACCCGAAATGAAAACATTTCTGTTTTCTAAAATTTCTTTATACACCTGCAACCAAAAATTGTTTTGTAATTTAGACTTAACAAGATCAATTTTTTGTTGTTCTTCAGGTGTAAACATTTCGGGCAACGCCATTAGATTGGTAACCGTGATCCAGTGCGTTTCAGGAGATTAAGAGTATTCGCTTCTGCTGCAAGCAACTTACGCATAGATGGGGTCATTAGCTTGGAGACGTTTTCGAACTCCAAGCCAGTCTTTTCGCAGACATCAGTAATCGCTTCGAGATAGCTCATACCTTGTTCGCCGATACGATTTTCGACCATTGAGATGAAGGTGTTCGCGCTCATCACGCTCGCGACTACTGTTTCTGTCACTTGGTGTATCCCTCAGGCATATGTGAAAGTCCGTAAGCCTGAATCTGCTCGCGAGTACGATCGCAACCACGACATTTGTTAGTCATCGGATCAATCTCGCACACATTGCAGCAAGGGGAAGTAACACTGGCAACAGTGTAGGCATAAGTCTTTAAGTCTGGATAATTTAGGTTTTCCAAACCCATAGTAACCTGGCCGCTCATAGAATTCAGCTTTTCTATAGTAGACTTACCACCAACGCTCTTGCGAACAATATCTTCGCTTAGAGTTTCTGGATAATAAAGTTCTAGTGCAACGCAGTCGGAAATGCTATTGAACCAATGAAACTCGCCAGGACGAACAGTAGTAAAGTCGCCTGCTCCGAGAATAGTAACATCAGTGAGCTCGTAGTTATTCTTTCGTACATGGATTTCCAAAGTTCCTGAGATGACGTAGAATCCGTTCCATTTGTGCTCATGCTTATGCTCCGAACATTTATAGCCAGCCTTGATATTAATCTTATGCAGTTCAACAAGTGGATTCTGAATAATTACGCTGGTGTCGCCCCAGACTTTTCCTGTAATATTTCCCACGGCTTTTCATCCTTTCTCAATTTCAAACGATATTTAACGAAGATATCCAACTCTACTAAATCATATACTAATTTGTAGAAGTCGTCAAGATAAATCATGTTCGGACCATCAGAAGGCGCATTGGTCGGGTCTTGATGAACTTCCAGGAAAACAGCAGATACGCCAACAGCAACAGCAGCACGAGCCATAAGAGGAACATACTTACGCTCACCCGCAGAACTAGTGCCATGCGCGCCCGGAAGTTGGACCGCATGCGTACAATCCATGATAACGCTGTTAGTATATTGCTTCATGACTTCGAGCGAACGGAAATCAACTACGAGATTATTGTAGCCAAACGTCGTGCCGCGCTCTGTGAACATATACTTATCACAACCAAACTTACGCAGCTTTTCTGCTACATTACGCATTTCCCACGGAGATAGGAACTGACCTTTCTTCACGTTGACTGGCTTACCTGTTTCTGCAGCAGCACGAAGAAGGTCAGTCTGACGGCAAAGGAACGCAGGAATCTGAAGAATATCAGCATTCGTTGCAGCACATTGCCAGGATTCGTGAACGTCCGTGAGAACCTCGATTCCTCGAGCACGGACGGCCTCCATTCCGTAAAACGCCTCGTCGAAGCCGCCACCTCTGTTACTATCCGCGGAACTTCGATTCGCTTTATCGAAAGAGGTCTTATAAATGAAATTAATCTTACGACCTACTACTTCGCCGATTCTTTCGCAATCGGCTTTCAAGTGTTCTGCCATCATGACAGCATGTTCTGTATTCTCGAACGCACAAGGACCAGCAATGATACTTAGCGGCTTATCGTTATGGCAGTTCTCATAGAAACTCATTTTTAATCCCACAGTGCGCGATAATATCTACCGAAAAGCTTAAACGCATTTGCCTTACGGTCATCGAACTTAGCATTTTCTTCGTGATAAATTTCCCACGACTTAACATTCTCTGGCGACTCATCAAACGGAACAGCATCCATTATCTTACGAGTATATGCACTAGGGCTTTCTGGTGCATCAGGATCGTCATTTGATTCCTGATAAAACGCCCAAATCATTTCGTCAAGAATCCAATCCCAACGAGCTTCGTGAAGACTATCGGTGCCGCCATAGTTCTTTTCTTCTTCGGTCAGCGGAGGCGCGGCAGCAGAACGCAAATGCTCAGGTACATCTTCATCGTCTACGAAAGGAGAACCATGCTTAGTCGCTTTCAACTGAACGAGCATAGGATGAATGATCAGCGAAAGAGTATGATCCATTGACCAAGTATCATAGTTATCTAGACGAATCTCAACTTTGCGCTTTTTCTTCGACTCGACCCAATTACAGAAATCAGTAAGCCAATCAAAGCTGGCTAACCAATCACCAAACTTATCATGCGCTTTGTAGTCCCAGCGTTCATGTCGAGGATCATCATCAGAAAAGATACCGCGACGATCTATCCAAAAGAAAATCTTATCAGCGATCTGATAAGGACCAACCCAGTTATTGTAGGGACCTATATGAACTTTCATGTATCACCAATTCTCGTAATCTGTGATATCTTTCCAGCGACCTTCGCCTTCAGACGTTTCGATTTCTGCGCGAATACAGAATCCAATTCCAGTGCCTCCGCCTATGAGCTTAATCTTATGAGGCTGAGGATTCATATCTTTGATCCACTCAGTCAAAGACTCTAACTCTTTAGGACTAATCATTAGTTTCTGTTCGCTCATATCATACTCCAAAATGTTGTTTAATATAATCACCAACAGGACAGAACCCTTTGTTGAAGTTGTCATCAGCAACCTTGGCACATTCCTTTACGATCAACTCAACGAACTTTTCCAATCCACTTGGAAAAACAGTCATATTTACTTTACAAGCAAGCTCCGCTATCAACTTATCGTTCATCATCACATATCTCCAAAATTGGTTCCGGGTGATGGACTCGAACCACCAACACACGGATTCAAAGTCCGTAGTTCTACCAATTGAACTAACCCGGAATAATCACTTGTTCATGTGTTCTGTGAGCAGCTGAGTAACA